AATGTTTCCTTGGCTGAGTAGGATTGCTCGAAACTATCAGCAATACAAAATCAATGGAATGGTCTTGACGTTTAAGTCGATGACTAGTGAATACACTAGTTCTGGCGCGTTGGGCACGGTTGGTATAGCTACCAACTACAACGTAAACGACAAACCATATTCCGATATTGTTTCGTTTGAGAACAGCCAGTTCGCTGTCGTCAACAAACCCAGCCTCAACATCGTTCACGCGATTGAGTGCAAAGAGTTTGCACGCAACGGACTGCAGCTGTACGTTCGAGATGCTGACAGCCAATCCACTCAGACCAGTGACGCAAGATTCTACGATTTTGCCAAAGTACAGGTCATGACAGACGGCTTGCCTCAAACACCGGGCACTACGCTCGGCCAGCTTTGGGTGTCTTATGACATTACATTGCTCAAGCCTGTCGTCGCCAGTGATTCTGGACCTGGGCCTGGACCTGGTCCCGTTCCCGAGGTCGTTCGCACCGTCCTGACATCGCAGACGGACACCACTGCTTTGCAGACGTTGGATAAGGGCGGCATTTACACGGACCTTATCACTTGGCCTAACCAGCCCGTTGAGGCTGGCGGAACGTTCAAATCATTTAGTACGGCTGATGCTTATGACATCAACAGCGACAAGAGTGACACTTTTAGCCGAACACCTAACGAGCTAACGTTGATATCACCTAGTGATACCAATAATCTGCTTCTTAGGAAAAACGGCCATTACAAGTTGATTTTCACCTTGGACGCGGACTTTAAGACAAGCCAGAACTATTTGACTGACGAAAATGTAATCAGGGATTTCAATGTAAACAACATTGGCAAAGCAAATTCCACAGTCGTTTACAGTAGGATTTTCTCAGTAGCCCATACTAGGTATGGAACGGCTGCCGAGCAGCTTACTCCTATTGGCTATGGTGCGCTTGAAATTGTTGTGTCTGGCATTGATTCTGCTGGTTCCGGCTCCGTTTCTTCAGACGGCGTCGAAATCAGCCTCAGTGATTGGAAACTCTGGCCAACACAGGGGCAGTTACCTGCATTCCTAATACATTACGTTCACGTTCAGTGGTCAGATCAGGCAAATTTGCTTGGCTCCTAGGAGACAACCTACGAAACCGGGCAGTCGGACCCGTTAAATTTCCGACTAGTGATATATGGGTGGTCGGACCCATCAAAAATCCCGACCGGTACAAATGGAAGGAAACCATACTGAAACCAGGGCACGGCAGAGCCTGAAAAATTCTGTCGACTGCGGGCTGCGGCCCGCCCATGGGTGTCGAGTGCAAAAATGCAGAGATAAAGTCTACCCTTCTC